CGATTCATTAAGCCGAGTGACTGCTCCTGTCGAGGTAGCAATCATAGGCGTAGGTACGCTAAATCTCTCCAACTGCGGAGAGCCGATGCGAATGGTGTAGTTGTACGCTGTTCCGCTTGTAAGGCCATGCCCCCAGCGGCAGGTAACGAAAGCCGTTGCACTGTCCGTAAAAACCCTCGATACATTGTACCTCTCAAACGGCCCTCCAACAGATAAAGAGCCTAATCCAGTAATATTACTCCCCTGAAGGAATCCTTGTGATGAATTTAACTCTTGAAGCTGCCATGTGGGGGAAACAGACGCAACAGACCCGCTAATCAACTGAAGGTAAACGGATGTGTTCCAAGATTGACCGACAAAGGCAGCAATAGTGCTTGAAGATAGGTTAGGTCTGATATTCAGAAAACCAGTCGCCCCTGCCGTTCCACTCACCGTAACATCAATGTAATTGACCGAAGTGCCGTCAGCAGCTACGGCAGTCCCACTTGCGCTATACGATACAGTTATCCCAGCAGGGAGCGATGCTATGCTCCAATTTGTCGGCAGCACACCACCTGTCGCCCCTGCCATCGAATTGTTGGGCAAATAGTTAGTTCGGCATATAGGCCGCTGAACAAAAAGACTCCCTGCGTTAATAATCGAAGGGACTACAACAAGAGATGGGTTGTTCTGAATTACCTCCCGAAGATTGTTGTACCTCCCACGAAGGCATCCACCGCCAAACTCCTCTGTACCAGCAGCATTTGCACCACGACCACGAGCAAGGGCATTTTCCTCAGCATACTGCCGAAGGACATGGCGGGCATTACCACCTAATGAAGGGCCATCTAATAAGGGCATAATTAGTTATAGAAAGCGAAAACATTACCACTAACAGGCGTTACGGCTGATATTGTCCTGCCATCATTGGCACGGATAATCATACCCGTGTAACAAGTTATCCCCGAAAGATTTAACCCCGTAGGAGATGCAGATAGCAGGTTGTTGGATGCGCTATCAGTCAAAACGCTGAACGAACAGGAGGCGTTAATCATTAAAGCCGTGTACGTCTTACCCGTAACTGCACTTGTTACAACCTCCATCTTAGAGCCTAAGCTGGCAACAGGAGAGCTGTTCGCCACATAACTGCTTAAAGTGGTTAGAAATGCCGAAATACTCGTTCCTATGGCCGTAAGAGCAGCAGCAGTAATGACTAAGGTTATCTGCCCATCTTGATATATTTTCAAGGTAATCTCCCCCGTAGTAGGGTCGTAGAGATTGCAGATGATGTCCTTATAGTTCACATAGAAAATCCTGCCATCGGCATAAGTCAATATTAGCTGAGTAGCCCCAAATGTGCGGGCGGTTAATGCGGGTAATGCTGACATTTTATTTCAATTTATGGTGCTAAGTTACTACAATTTGAATTATCGGTTTTGGCTACAACGATACCACACACATACCTGCACTCACAGCCTTCACATGGTGCGTGTCAGTCATGTTCTTAACCCTTACCGTTAAGGTGTTGCCCGTAGATAGAGAAACGAAGCACTGAACAAATACCCCCACAGCCTTACTATTCGACATAATATCCCCAGAAAGAGCCCCTGCAACAGGCGTTAAGTTCTTGGTAATAGCAACCCTTATCTCATCACCGTTTTGCCCATCTAACGAGGCGTTTACAGTAACGTGGAATAACTTAGTCGTAGCCCCCGTATAAGTAATAACCCCTGCATTAGAAACGGTGAAATCGCCTGAATTGGCAGAGGCCGCAATAGAAGAGCCTACGTTCAGGTTTGCGTATGTATTTGATGCGAGAAAGTTAGTCTGCGGTGGCGTTATGCCCTCATCGGTAGTGCCCCACCCTGCGTATAGTGTAGCCGAGCCCCCACCGCTTATTGAGCTAAGTGGTAGTTTCTTAGCAGCAGCATAGCCCGTAGCATCAATAGCCACAAACTCTGCCCCCGTAGTCGAGGAGGCTAAATCCAAGTCTTTTATTCTCTTTCGTGCCATCTTAATAAGTTAAGGTTGTATCGCTATCAGAAGCTAAATCGTTATCTACATTCACCGCTATGGCGTTAATATCGCAAGGGTCGGCATTAGACAGACACTTCGCATCAATCCTAACCACAACATCCATATCCACCGCTATAATGTAATTCCCCGTGTCCCAAGAGATAGACGCACCCTCAAACTCAGAGGAAAGAATAGTCGAAATATCGTAGTCAATACCACGAACATCGACATCAACGAAAACAGCACCCACCGATTGAGCAAGAGTAGGATACAACCCACCAACCTTAGCCCTAATCAGCTCACCCATCTCGAAGTTTCTATACCCCTTCCTCTTGCCAATAACAACAAGCATAAGCGGCTGGGTAATTGAAATGAGGTCTTGGCAGCCAACGAACATCTCGCCCTCAACCTGCTCGGAAGAATCCTTCCCCGCCATTCGGATGTAGGCTATGCCCTCACTCCACTCGTAGCCATCGACAACGTGCCGATACTCACCATTCGAGCAGTAGATAGAAGGGATTAAAGACTCGCCATCAGGGATGAGTTCCGCAAAGCCATAGTGCCTTGCAACGCCAAACTCCCGAAGCTTGTCTAAAATGCCGTTTATTACTGATAGTATCATACTATGATATGTCCGATGTGGTTAGCTGCCATTGAGTAGCACGAAAGTTAAGGCGCATGAAAAGTCTGTTAAAGTGCCCTGTAAACATATTCTTCTCCTCCAAAGAATGTTTTACGAACATAGACCTATACTGCTGGGTCAATTTAATGACCTTATTAGCATTGGTCTTGCCTTTTGGGATTTTTGGAATGTCCCAACTTGGGTTTGATATTGTGGTATTGTCTATTATAACGGTTCTTCTTTTGCTGCCCTTATAAGCATTTGCCTTCTGAGGAATCCTACTAAAATTCTTCTTCAACTCACCCGTATAAGTAAGGTTAACCGTGTCGTTCCTCAAGCCCTGTATAGCTTTAAGCTGCTTATAGCCATTCAAAGTCATATACGGTATTCTTCTGCCTTTTTCAGAAAAGAAGCCCGTAGGCTTGAATTTGCTATAATTCTTGGGCAAGAAATTCCACCTGAAGAAATTGGTCTTTTTGGTGCTATAAGTGCCTATTGGATTTAGATTGTTGTCTAATCCATGGTCAAAAATCCTTGAGACATAAAATGAATGAGTAGTCTTAGATGCCGCTTCTAAAGCACTTTCGGCAGCCTTATCAATACCCCTTGCCTGATATTCAAGGGCTAATATAAAGTCGTGTAAGGTCATGTTTCTCATGGTATTCTGCTCACCTGTCTAACCCTCTGCCTACAAGCGAAACACCCAGTGTCGGGCATATAAGCCTGCTCAAAATACCTCGACATATAGGCATCATACTGCTGTTGGTAATATTCAACTAACTGCCCATTTCGCTCTCGGTTGTAAGATATGATGCCATTCAGCCTCTTGGAAAACTCCATTTCCTTCATAATCAGCATACCTGCCTTGTAGAGAAGTGGATAGCCCAACTGCCCAATATGAGCGCACAAAAGACTCTCAAAGGAACACGCTACCTGGTACTCAATAGAAAGACCACCAGTCCACGAGCCGCCAGATATGTTCTGCTCAATAACAGCCCCCGTAGCAGGGAACTCCAACGTGCGCTCCAAAACATTATTCTGCCACCTCGAACCACGAGAGCATCCGCCACAGCCATAGACAGGGTAAAGACCCGTTTGGTAAGACGGAACGGCAGTAGCATTGTAGAGGAAGGCAAGGTTAAGCAACTGCCCATTACTTGTAAACTTCTTATTCACCACAACCCTCGATGGAGTCCCTGCGGTTGTCTGAACAGGGATAGCCTGCAATACATCACCCGTAATCATATCGTAGACACGCACGGTAACAATCCCCGTGTAGTTCACCAATAGGTTTACTGCGGTCAAAGTAACGGCTATGTAGTCGGCCTGCCTATATCTTACGCCTATGCCCCTAAAAACAGCACTCTGAGGCAATGCCTGTAAGCTCTGAGGCCAAAATCCAACCTGCCCATCCCAACTGCTCGTAGTGTAATTCCACCGATTGTATAAGTAGGCAAGGCTTTCCGCCTGAATCATGTTGGCAGCTTGGTCTATCTTGCGCTCAATAAGGGTGAAGGCGGTCTTATCCTCCTCATTAACACCCGAATCAATATCACGCATAGATATACCCGTGAGGTCGTTGATATACAACCCACTCGAGGGCGTTACATTAGGGTCGCACAAACCCCGTACACCGATTACGTTATTCCAGCAACTCATACGACAAAGTTAGTAATAAAAAAGGGGATGCTTTCGCACCCCCTTACCCACACACACACCACAAATCAAGGGTTTGTAATCCTACCGTTGAAGATGTAGTTAACACCATCAAGGTTATCACCAGTGAAGAACATATCCGTAGGCATAGTTACATACTTGTAAGATAAGCCGAGGAAGAACTTCCATTGGTTACAGTCAAGTTGAGCGTAGTAATCGAACTCTAAGCCAGTCTCAGGGTCTACAATAGTACCCTTTTTGATAGCCTGGTCATCAATTACACGGATGCCGTTAGCACCTTTGAAGGCGTTGTAACGAATCATCTGAACAGCACCTGGTGCCATAAAAGCGAACTCCGTAGCACCGAAGGTAGAGTCGGCTCTTGGCTCAAAGAAGTAGTAGCTCTGAGCATCAGAAGCCATCATAGCTTGAAGGTCTACGTTAATCGTAGCGCAACAGCTTGAACGAACGGCAGTCATGTACTTGTGTACCAACTCGCCACCGATAATGATAGGTCTGTCCCATCCCTCAGCCAACTGATATTGGTAGGTTACGTCAGACATAAAGTCATCGAGGTACGTTCCAAAAACAGAGCCAGTACCAGTGTTCTTGGTCGCAGTGGTCAAAAGATTGCCACTCGTTACAGTAGAACCTGCATTTGCAGCGAAGTTGCCGAAGTTAGACCCAATGAAGGTAACGGCCTCGTTGTTCATGTAACGCTTAATAGCCTGCATATGCATAGCTAATTGGCGGGCAACATAGTTCTCATCACCCTCACAACGTGGGGCAAGCTCATCTAAGTTGAAAGACCACTTGCGTGAAGCACCAACCGAAGGGTCGATGTTATACAACTGAGAGGTTTCGTAATAAACAGAGCCAGCAGCACAATCGAGTTCGGCAGAAGAAGTAGTCCCCGTGTCGGTCATACGAGGCTGATAAACAACCTCAACGGCACGATAGTGGCCATTCTTAGTGTCGATTTGGTTTTGCAGGATGCCCTGCTCGTTAATTGGTGAAGTTACGGCACGCAGCGTATTGATGTGGCCTGGAAACATTTGAGGGTCGCCCTTAAAGTAGCCATCCTCAAGCCTGCCTTGAATGTCGGGGCAGGAGATAAAAGAAGAATATCCGTAAGACATTTTGGTTAAAAATTAAAAAAAGGTTTTGGAAGTTTTTATCTGCCTACCCCTTCGGCACATTTAGCACTTTATGTCTGCTAGACACAGCGTGTCGTGTTATTCCTTGCTCAAAGCCTCTCGGTGTCCTTCAAGGCGTGGATGAGCATATCTCATCGGTCTGTCGGGCGAAGGCATCCTCACCTGAGTCGTTTTGGTCTGAGAGCCAGCTTCTCCAGCTTTCTTAACCAACCCTGCCTTCTCAGCCTCTAAACGATAAAGCTCCTCAGCCGTTAAGTACCCAGTACCCTTGTCGTTCTTAATCTGATTACCCGCCTTGTCCGTTACAATCAACTTATCATCGGACAGTGCAAAGATATACTTTTCTTTAATGTCCATTTCAAAGCCCTTACGAGCATATTGGTTGGCAGTATCACTCCAAGGGATAGAGTTCTTAACCTTCTCAACATTCATTGATATTACATACTCTTGAAACTTAGCCGATGAAGATTGCTCCGTTTCTTCAAGTTTTTTCGTCAGTGAACTTGACAATTCCTCCTGCTCCTTAGCCCTCCTGCGAGCCTCCGCCAACTGCTCGCGGATTTCATTCAGCTCTTCAGTAGAACCTGCACTCTTAGCCTGTGCCTGCAACTGCTCAATGGTGGCCTTGTTCTTAGATTCAGCTAACTCAAAGAGTTCAGATAGCTTCTTGCCCTTCACCTCATCCTCAGACAAGCCAAAGGAACGCTTAAACTTAGTTTCCAAAGCACCAAGCGTCTTGCCCGTTACCCTGTTCTTAATATCCTCATCGTCAGCAGCGACCTCACGGCTCACATACTTCTTGGATAGCAAATCCTTGAACTCATCAAGGCTTTCAAACTCCTGCTCTTTGTCAAAGAGCCACTTAGACATTTCTTTGTGGTCAATAGCCATTATTCTTCAGTTTTAGGTTTTCTTGTTCTTTTTGGCTTTTCCTCTTCAGCCAACTCATCAACAACTTCAACCTCCGTTTCCTGTGTAGGCTCTTCTGCCAGCTCAGGGACTTCGGGTAGTTCAGAGGTGTCATTCGTAGATGCGGTCAATATTTTAGCCCTACGAGGCTCATCAGGCGTTGGCTCGGGGACAATAGGGCCGCTAAAAGACTCATCATCAACACGGATGTTGTACTTCTTCAAAAACGCCTGATTCTTAGCAATGGCCTCACTTATCCAAATGATGCTGCCCTTGCTATACGCACGAATTTTGTTTGCCATATTTTTTGGGGTTAATTGGTTTCATTTTTAACAGGGACTAACCAATGCCTGCACCTATACCCACCTAAATAGTAGAATATGGTTTGAGCATTTGTACCTGGCATCCTCCCCCTCCAATCGGGAAGGTCAGCCCATGCTTGTATCTGATAGTCGGTATAAGTGTTCCCATTACGCTCAACGCAAAACGGCCTTGAATCAGCAATAAGACCGCCCTCGTATCTAAAATTATCATACCCAAGTGCAGTGTATATCATCATAGCGTAAGAACGGACTACCGATGAGAACATAATATCCGCCTTAGTATTCAGTAGAGATGATACTAAGCCAAGTTTAGACTGATTTCCGACTATCAGTTCTTCCAAGGAATCTTCTATCAATGTTTTTGAAGCACCTGCAACCAATAAAAACGTGAAAGTGTTTAGTATCTCTGAAGAAATTTCAACGGAAACATCCCCCAAAGACTCTAAAATAGTTTCTTCAATAGAAGATTGACCTTCGTCTATCTCCTCCCTTGTGGCCTTAGATATAGAACGGGTATTCAGAGAGCTGTCAATGAATCCCTTCATAAACTCAACCCTCTCCATGAGGAAAGTTATTGACTCAGATAGCCCAGCCCTCTCTACTGACTCTCTTATCTTTGAACGTAACGTAGCCAACTTAGCGAAGTTCTCCTCCGATTGGTCTATATCCCCATCCGTATAGGAGAATGTCGATAGAAGAACTAATATCGACTCAAAAAGATTGCTCTCTGTTTGCTCATTCTGAGCCGCTATCTTCTTCGGCAGGGAGTCCAGCTCTTGAATTATTCTTTCGTAGTCCATTAGATGTGAATAAGTTTGGCAAAGTTAAGCCCTTTTCCTTTGGAACGAGCGATTTTGCCACATCTTCTATCTTTTTCTTTTGCTCTAAGTATTCTAAGTTCAGAAATCCCTCATTCTCATAGACTAAATCACGAATGATAGACTCAACCTTAAAGTGCATAATAGCCTCCCACTTCTCAATAATGCCAGATGCGGATAGCATCATAACCTCCTTAGCATCCAAATTGAAGTACGGGTCAACCTTGACTGATAGCTTCATAATGGCACTCTTAACCTCCTCAATAGGAAAGCGAGTGTCCAAATACTGCTGAGCCAACATAGCCCTTGAAAACGAAGGGGCGTTCTTAATCTCAGTGGTTAGCTCTGCATCAGTCCTCATCTCAAAGTTCTGAGGGTAGCGCATAGCAGGCTGCTGCCAAGAGTCGCCATAACGCATCCTGCCAATCATATTGATAGCAAACTGAAAGTCAGAGAATACAACACCCGAAAAACTTAACAGGAAGCTATACAACTCCTCCCTATCAATAGCCTTACCCGTAGCCGTTTCCCTGCCCGAAATCTTCTCATTGTTCATTACGTCAATGCTCAAAAGCTCGAAAGCCATCTGAATATTAGTAATGACCTGTTTGTTTAAGAAGTCAAGGATTTCGTGTTTTACGTCAATGAAGCCAGCAGGCGGTATCTGAATCTTGGTTTCAGTTTCGGTAGTAAACCTATTCGGTGCTTGAACCTGATAGACGGATAGCGGACCAAACATCCTGCGTGTGCCCGTGCCTCCACAATTTGAACAGGCAATAGCAACCTTATCCTCAAAGCCCAATGCCTCTTCGACCTGCCCCGAACCATTACACTTGTCGCACTCATCTACATACTCCCACTTCTGCAAGAAGGCATGAGAAAACTTACTCATCTGCAAGGTCGAAAAGTCATTTACGGCCTGGTCTAATGCAGGGATGGCAGGGGTGTAAAACGAATGGTAGTAGTAATCTCCATCCTCTTGAACCGAAATGCCACCAAGTCTTACGCAGGGAAGAACACCCATATTGTGTCGGTAGTACAACTCAATGTCAAAGGTGTAGTCGCTCTTTTTGCCTACCTGAGTGGCTATCAGAATCTCATTCTTATCGAAGATATAAAACACAAGGCCATCCTCAACCTCTTTCTTCTCCGAGCCTAAGTGAACCTTTGAACTATGCTCTGCACGGATGATAGCATACTCCTCATCCTTCCATCCCCACACCTTCTTACTCTTGAAGCAATATGCCGTTGGCTTAACCTCGACAGTGTCGTTGAACGTTCCATCCTCAAAATACTCCAAGCCTACGGGCATAATGCCCAACACAGCGTTGGGGTCGGTCAGCGTAACGAAAGTTACTATCTGCTGAAAGTAAGTTTCAATACTGCCAAAGCGAGGGTAGTCCTCATTGAAGTAACGCTCCTGCTCAATATTGCCGAAGCGTATTTCATAGTTCTGTCTGTTCCAAACCCTACCAGCAACGTTTACCGCCTTGTGGAAGTACGGAACAGTAATCGGCCTATAAATCTGCTTGCGATAGTTGAACTCGTGCGGAAGCTCATTAGGGGCTTTCTCTTTGAGTAGCTTTTCGGGGAAGGCATCATAGTCCGAATGTACCTTTAGGCGAGCAGCCATATCGACACAAGCCCGATATGTTGGGTAAAAGTCAGGCACATAGAACTTATCCGAGCGTTTCTTAACCTCGTAAATAGCATACTCCTTCGAGATATGGGCTAACAGCTCGGTAGCCTTTTCGAGGGTCATTTACTCCCCCCTCTTCTTCCTCTACACTTGCACATAGTAATAAGGTTTATCGTACAAAGGTAATACTTTCCTTAACTTTCCTTTGGAGTAACAAAACGGCAGTTATAGAGCAGTATGTCAGCATCCCACAGTCCTAATATATTCCAATCATCACCCAACAAATCGAGTATCCTCCTGCAAACAGGCTTCCCATTTACATCTATCAGATTTCCCCAACGAACAAAGATTAAGCTGGTATTAGACGTATGAGGCAGGATGTTTTTGAGCAAGGTCAGCTCCGCATTGTACCAGTCAATCCATAATAGGTCGATGTAGGTGAATTGCTTATGCAGGAGATAGCTATCAAGACTTCGGGTGGGCACTTCAACCATGTGCCTGTATGTAACGCTCGGAGGCATAGAGCCCTCATAAGTTGTCGTAGTGTTGTAGGCATAACGCTCACCCTTTGTCGGCCTCCACATCGTCATCCTCGAATCCTTATCCGTAATAGCACAATAGTTCATCTGAACATTGGTGGGCAGGTTCGGTATTGGGCCTTCTGCCAACGGCTCGAAGGCATGAACCTCTGAACCAGGTATCTCGGCAAGCTTCCTCGTAACCGAGCCATCCCTTGCGTTTATTTCGATTATCAGACTTTCCTCAACGGACTCTAAGCACTCTTTAATGTACTCAATAGGTTGCTTCATAGGTGTTTTTTGAACTCATTGAAAAATGTTTCGTGTGGATATTGAATTGGACTATTTATTTGTATTTTCATTTTAGAGCTAAACATCCCCGATATTCCATCTTCATTGGGAGCATATTTTTTTGGCAGGTTAGGTATATCGCACTCATAAAACCCGGCAAAACACCTATTAAAAAGGCTGTATTTAGCTATACCAGGCTTAACCCCATCATCTCTAACATCGCTGCTTAAATTATGTATGTGCGAAGATGTTATTGATAGCGGGAAGAATCCGTATGTTTCTATATGCCTATAAATTATATCCCCATCTTCTTCACCAAATCCCAAAAACCTTTCATCAAACCAGTTTAACTCTGCAAGGGTGTGTTTGGCAATAACGAAATGAGAGAAAGAGCCGTTAATAGTAAAAAAATTAGACTTAGTTATGGACACTTGATATAAAGAGTCCATAAGAATCGTTGGATTGCTTATACGAACATCATCATTTAATAGAAGGATATGAGAGGTTGGGCAATGTACTACAAGGTCATTCCACATTTTTGCCAATCCCCTCATCTCTTGATAGAAAATTGGGCTCACATTGTCGTGTTCAGACAAAAAGGAAAGCATCTTCCTGCGATATTCATTGTCTAACCCCGTTTTGCTAGACGCATTTACGGCAACTATCACATTAAACCCACTCAAATCTTTCATAAGAGGAATGAAATGGGATTCAAACCTTTCCTTGAAGGTGGTTATGCCAATATACATCACTTGGCCTTAACTCCCCAAAAGTATAAGTCCCAGCCCTGATGAGATGCCTCACACCTTTCAAACGGCAGCCCTTCTAACGCAGACTCTAAATCTTCCTTAGAAATATTTCTATAATAGTCGGTTGTAAATGGAGAGTTCCATCCTTCTGATTTTTTTGTGCCATGCTCAGGGCGGCCAGGTGCAGCGCAGGTAATTACAATAAGTCCCCCTGGCTTACAAGCTTTATACATAGCCTTAATGCTCTGTTCCCAATACTTATCGTGTTCTAGCATTTCGCCAGAGATAACCACATCAAACCTCTTTTTGGTTTTTTCAATCCACTCGTGAATGTATGCTACAACATCTACATTTTTCCCCTCACCAATATCCATCCCAAGATATTCGCAGTCCTCAAAAAACTGCAAATTACTGCCATTTATATCCTGGCTTCCCACGTCAATAACTGTCTTACCCTTAAACATTTCGGGGAAGGCTGCCTTTACCACGTTTATGAAATCTACCTGTTGCTGGTGCATAAATCAGTTGTTTAGTATTGTTTCCTTTATTTTCTCGTATATATTATGTTTACTCATATACTTCTTTTTCCAGGCTTTTATCGGCTGAATGAAGTCATCATAGTTAGTGGACTGCAAGATATGCTCTATCTCCTTTACGGCATACTTAGGATTCCTAAAGTTTTCTAAACTAATCGCAAACGGAACGTGCTGCTTAATATTCCTCGCCCCTACATAAATAGGTATGCAGGAGCATAGAACCGCATCTATAATCTTGTCCGATATGTAATCATCCCAAATGCCGTTCTCAATGCAGACCGAAAATTGAAACGGCAAAAGCCCCGTAGCCTTGTTGGATAACTCCCCCTTAACGCCCTTGAAGTTTAAGCCCCTGCCATAGACCGAACACCACCCTGTTTGGGCAAGCTCACGAGCCAAACGTATGCGGTATTCGTAAAAGCCTCCCGATATGTTGGAGGTTATCATGCTTATCCGTGCTGTCTTTTTTGGGGCGGTCATAAACTCCTCAAGCTCCCCATGCAGGTGATAGAACATCCCCATCGGGAAGCCCACAAGATTGCCCTCTATGCCGTATGCATAAGGCTCTGCGCAGGTGTAAACAACCGAACAATATGAGCCGATATTCCTGTCGAAGAAGTTGTGGTCAGGAGGCTCTTGAATAAAGCCAATAACCCTTTCTTTGGGCACTTTAATATCGAAGTTTTCCTTTGAATTAAAAACCACAAGCCATTCGTAAGAGTCATCAACAACGAACTCTACATTGTCCTTGAAGTGTTTTGCCGTCATAAATTGGTCAATAATCCTGTCGTGGATAGAGAAACTATCTGTCCAGTTGGTTATCACCCGTATTTTAGTTGGCTTATTCAATGCGACTAATAAAATTTCTTTTTGTTCTGTCAATGTTTTGAAGATTAGTGTACTGCAAATCTTTGTTTTGGTAATAAGCTACCCTATCGTCATCAGAATGTTTTATAGTTTCAATGCAGCAGATAAAAGGCTTTTGATGAAATCCCATTCGTTCTACCCGATAGTAAAAATCAATGTCCTCAAAGCCCCATCCATCAACATTTTCATTATACCCTTTTGCTCTCGTAAATAGCTCTTTCCATATTAAACAGCATCCTGTCCCATCTCCATACCCCCAGCCATTCAAAAAACTGCCACCAACTAACACATCCCCAATATGGTTTTTTAAGAAGTTGTTATTAGTAAGCATAGCATCGGCATCTATGAAAAAAAATATATCAGCCCTGTCATCTGCGTTTAATGCGCCAATATTTCTGGCCTTGCTGAGATTAAAGAACCCGCTTTCATCATGGGCTTTAACAGCCTTAACCATCGGGTTTCCTAAGTCAAGAACATAGTCAAACGAATTGTCAGGGTCGTCATAATCAACAACGATAACCTCTATCTCAAATCCATTTTGAGAAATCCATGTCGGCAAGCACTGCTTTAAATGGTGAAGCCTTCCCTTACAGCTTGTAATAAATGAAATCATAGTTATCTTGGCGGCCTCCCTTCTGCTAACAATCTTGATTTATTGGCGTGTTTAGCAGCCGACATTTTATGCCACTTGTACTCATGCGTTAGCCCCATATGCTTGTGGTAATCCATTAACTTTTTGTCGGCAAACTCCCACATAGCAGCCGAGGTGAACCCCCTGCCTCCATAAAGCCCTAAAAACCAGTGATTTTTTTCAGCATCATATATCACCTCTTTGGGCACGGATTGGTGAGCAAACATTATCGGATATCCCCCAAAGTCAGGGTTTATGCCCAACTGCCCACAGGCTACATTAAGGGCAAGTTCATCAGGATATGTATTCCCCCAGGGCATAGACAACTCACTCAAAGGAACGCCATTTCTAGCATTTTCTCTTGCCTGCTCATAAAATCTATTGAGGTCATCTCCTTTTCTTAAAACAAGGAAAGAGGAGTTTATAGCTGGCACAAGGGCATCTTCACCTATTTCGTGGTACTTCCATATCTTTTCTAAGGTTGCCCACTGCATTTCAGGGAACTCATTTCCATCCCTTTTATAGTTGCCCATTGGAATGGCATCCTGTCCTCTAAATCCCTGCGCCTTCTGAGCATAAAAACATCCTTTTATGGCGTTAGCCTTGTTAATTATTTCGTCTAATGGGCGAAGGCAAATTCCATCTACATCGAGGTATATGTTCACATCGTGGACTAAATACCTGTCTATGTTTAGCTTAGCCATACCAGGACTAAACAAACCATTTTGATATAAATCCCTTTCGTCAATCGGAGTTCTTATGCTGAAAACCCAAGACTTGTGGTCAGGGAGGCTGTACTTATCATCGTGAATGAGATGAATCGGGATGTCGTTATTAAACCTTCGGATAGATAAGGCCATATTATAGGCCATCTGATAGTATTCCTTCTTACCGAAGGCCATAAGAACGATTGCTGTACTCATGGGAACAAAAGTAAACAAAAAGAGCCGCCATAAGGCAGCTCTTAATGTTACCAAACTCTAAGACTAAAGAGTAGCGAAGAAAGTTGGAGGCGCAGGGTACTTCTGAATACAATCTCCTACGGGGATGTAGGCAGAAGCCGTTACCTCAAACATCTGCAACGCACGGTCATTATCTGGAACCATCAAAGCCGCACGGTAGTTCGTGGGATTTGTAATCACCATCACTTCATCGCTTCCGCACAAGTACAGAATCAAGTAAGTGGTCTGAGTGTTCAGGTCGCAGTAGAACTTAGTGTTTCCGTTGGAAGGACCTGTTGAACTATAACCCGTAGCATTGGCATCCTGCCAAGTGCAAGTCCAGTTAAAGCCTACGAGAATGTTCTCAGGGCCACAAGCAATCGGATTGGGCACTTCAACAGCAGCAGGAGATGCAACAGTCCCCTTAATACCAGCAATACGGAATAGTTGTTCGGCATCAACGGTATCTTGGTACCAAGTATCGGTACTCCAATCCCCAGGATTCGCAGGAAGTTCAGCATCGCAAAAGACGATAGCAGCAGCGGAAATACCGCCAAGTTTATAAGCTCCGCAATCCACAATTTCGTGTGGGGGCAACTCGGAGCATTGTATTGAGCAAAAAGCCATTTTTTTATAATTGAAAGGGTCTATGAACTTTTATATGGCAAGTCCCCGCCACAACATCACGACAACAGTGCAAATATACTAAATGCACATATTCTTTTTTAGGTTCTGAGTCTTAGCCTCAACATCCAATTTAACGGGCGCAAGTCTGCTCATACGCACATAAGTAGGGGAATAGTCCGTAGAGCGCGTGAAGAAGTTGTTGTTAACTCCGAACAACTCATCTTCAAGGAAGAAATTGTCGTGCCTACAAGCTAAACTCAAAGCATCGTGGACAAATTCGGGGAGTAGGTCGGTGTTCAGGCTTAGAGATTTCCTCCTCTCGGCATAAACAACCCTTTTGCGCCCCAAAGAATCCTGATACGACACCATAGCCCCATCATACTTAGCATCCCTCACGTTGGCCTTAAACCGCATATATTGCTTAAATGTAGAAGAAGGAGGGTTGGCGGCAGGGTAGATGAAGCCAAAGCCCAGTGAATCGGAGTCAGAGGTTACATCTTGGTAGTATGTAACTTTTACCGTTCCGCAAGGGTCAGTTATCGGTTTAATACAGGTGGAGATGAAGCTCGCATCACAAATATCCTCGCCACAACAAGTGGCATCAAATCCAAGATATATGTTCATACACTTGGCTCGATAGTCATCCCATGAGTATAGTTGCCCTACTGTTGGGACTGCCCATATTTCAGTTATTTGAAACCCTCCGCTTATCACATAGTTCTGAGCATCGTATGTATCAACACTGTAATAGGTTTGGTTAAAAACCGCATCAGTATCAATAGGCTCTCCGACAGGCGAAGCACCATTGGGCTTAAATCCGCAACCCGTTCTAATGTAGAATGTAATCAATGAAGTACAACAGCAGTCTTGAACTTCGGGGTCGGGGTCGCAGTCTACAAGCGGAGTGATATTAGTCGCATTGATATTTAGCGCAATGGTAGTGTCGGTTATGTTGTCAAAAACAAGGTTTCCGCAATAGCCACTGGCAGGGTCGGGTCGGGATGCTATTGTTATTGTTTTTTGAGTCAGCGGAGTTGTAGCCCCAAATATTTCAACAGGAATGTAAATTGGATATGTAAAGAATTGGTCGCACTCCGTGTCCCAATTTAAGCAGAAGTCGAAAATAAGAGGGCATCCTTCGGTAGTGGGGATTGCATCAAAAGCTATCTCAGCCACTGGATCTGAATCACAACCATCATACCCAAAGTTTACACGAACACTACCATCATCATTCAAAGTCCATGTTGCATTTTGAGATGGCCTTTCTTCAATCCCACTTAACTCATTTGGGCAAGCCGTGTCTATCGGAACTATTATCTGATAGCTCATTTCCTCGGAAGTGTAATACTTGTTGCCCGAGCCATCCTCCTCTTGGATGAATAGCATCGGGCTGCAATAGTCGGCAGGTGGGCAGTCGGGGCAGTCTGATTCAGGCAGGGGTAGTAACTGCCAGTCTAAGGGCTGATTAGGTACGGCTTGTATGCTCATTCTGTTAAAAGTTCAAATTTAGTCATTCCCGAAGTAATGTTGTATTCAAGGCTCATCACCCACCCCGTTTCGTAAAGACCCGTGCCAAAACGTATCTTCTGATATGGATTGGCCTGAATGAGGTTAAACTGCTCAACTGTTATAGGGGATTCAAATGTAACCTTGTTCCTAATCTTCGGCCCACTGTTGTTCGGGATGAAGTTGCCGTTCCAAGAGAATCCCTCCCCCGCCCTATGGACATATGCCCTCGCTATTTCGGGGTGGCTAACTACTCCCGCAAGAATCTCTTCGGTGAACGTTTTTGGAGTGTATCCAAGCCCCTGCCAATTTTCTCTTCTCCTGTAACTAACTCCGTGAGCTGCTATTTTGTAATAGTTGCCTACAATCGCATTATTGTACTGAACGGGGTCTTTCTCGGCTATGTAAATAGTTTCATCGCTTAGATTTGGAACATCGGGTATCTTAACAAGGTTATTAACCGTGCATATCTCAAACCCAATATTAGCCTCATAACTTTGAGGACTGCACACATTACTTGCATAGTCAGCTTCCTCTTGTGTTCCAAACTCAAAAGATGGATTGGTATTAGTCTGCCCTATTTTTAAGGTAGATAGTCCAAATTTCCCATCTTTAACCATTGAAATTTGATACGGAACGTCAATAGAAAATGCTTCTGTGGATTCGTAAAAATTCTTTTCCTGCCCTATCGTTACAACATCATTTCCACCAGAATCTTTATCGAATCTAATCCCTATACCAAATAGATTGCCAAAACCTAATTGAAGGTCTGCAAAAGAAATGTTCATTTTAGCCCCACGAGCTATTGCATCTGGGTCTGAGGTATCGGGGTCTAAATCTGGATTAGCAAAATTCTTTAATGTTTTCCCTGATGTAACTTTTGCATAATAAGGGCCATATGTATATGGTTGAATTTCAACTAACTGTGCAGTAACTATTGTGCAGTTTACAAAATTTGTAAATACAGGAGAGCCCGCATTAAAAGGGAAGAATACATCCGCTATGTAAAATGGATTGGCCAAAGTGCCTATGTTAGTCCCACGAGTAACGTACATCGCCCTATCGCAATAGTTTTCAATCCACTCGCCATCGTAAGGATTTACATTTGTTAAATTAAAATAACTGCCTATTTGCTCTTGAATATTCACAAAAATGGCACTAATGCTGGTAGTGCCAGGAACAACAACGGATTCAAGATTTATAGTAATAGTTCTCTGCGCTCCAAAAGCATCCAAATAAACAAAATCACAAGTGAATGGACCGCCAGGAACAAATGTAACCGCCCCCGTAATTTGAAGCTCAAAATGATGTGGGGTAAAGTATAAGGTAGGGTCTGTAAAATAATTATACGGAGCTAAGTCTTGGAATGTGAGCGGAGCATTATTTGTAAAGTATTTTATGATATATGGGTACAGCTCCATAATCCCATACCACTTGAAAGGCCCGTCAACGAAGTTTTTCCCGTTGGGAGGCCAAGGCCAAGGCTTGGGGTCGGGCGGGTTTATACTCCCGTCATCAACATAAAATGGATTGTATATGTCCTCGCCTATCGGAGTTAGAGCAGTGCCATCTAAACTTTTCTGAGCATTTATCGGCACTTTCACATCGTAATTCCTGCCTATCAGCGAAGAAAGGGAGTTGTCGGAAAGGGTACACTTGGCTATACACCTGCTTATGTCTAACTCGATGTCAGCAAGGAAGATTATGCCCTCAAATATGAATCCTAAGCAATCCGTTTGCTCAATCCTTATCGGAATGTCCAAACATCCCGTAGTGCCCTGAAAAAGGCTGTAAATGATGTCATAGCCATCGCCCCAAAAGGAAAGGTCGCTAACAATATTGCTCACGATGCCAGAGAACTGCTCATCACGCATAATCTTAACGGTAGCTTCCGTTAAGCCCATCGGCTCATCGCTTATCGCAACGTTGTTTACATAGACTTGAAAACTCATCGTATTCTCCTTCTGTTAGTAATTTTGGTGTAGGAACTCTTTGAAACAATGGCATCGGCAATCTCATCGGGGTTCTTAATAGCAACAGCCCCATTCCTGCGTATGGCATCAACCAATTCAGCGTTCTGAAAAGCCAATTCAAGCGAAGTCTGCTCCTTAGCCATTCGGTACGGCTCATCCATAGAACGATGATAGGCGGGTGCAGCATAGCCCCTTATAATCTGCGAGGGCAGAGAGTCCTCACGGATAGCCTTCAGCACATCTTTGTACTTAGTCGTTTCCTCACGAGTCATCACCGACTCCCCCTCTAAAAGCTTAGCATAGAACTCCCCGCTTTTCAGCCCCTTGTTAGGCTTTTTGTTGTCGTTCTTCTTAATATCCAAGCCCCCCTCGTGGAACTCAGGAAGTGGGGCGGAGTTAATAGCTGAAAGCTGAGTTGCACCAACGGCAACGACACCTGCGGCTAATATAGTTGCAGTAATGGCATCGAAGTCGGTGTATAGCTTCACAATGGCTTGGGCAGTGTTGATTAGAACGCCAAACCTTGCGGCATCCCTGTCAAGCTTAGCCATCTCCTCTTTATTCTTTTTGGTTTCCTCGTTGTACTCATTCTCACGGATAAGACCAGCCTCGAACTTTTTGTCTAACAGTGCCTGCTCTTTTTCGATGGCGTTCTTGGCTATCTCGGTGCGAGCATCATAGTAATCTTGAAATAAGTCGATGGCTACCTGGAGTGCTTTTTGCAACTTTTCAAGTTCGTCTGGGCTTAGACCTAAAAAGTCTTTTTCGCCTTTGCCCAAATCTTGCAGTAGTTTATCCCTGGCTGCTATCAACTTAGAGATTTCTTTTTCAAGCTCTTCCGTTGCCTTTTTAACCTTCTCTACTTGTGCTTGGTCGGCTATACCTGCTAATATGTTCGGCTCTGCAAGCATAGGGCTCGTAGTAGTTGCAGTTTGGGTTATATCAAACTGAGTAAACCCGCCTGAGCTAAGTACGTTTTTCTGAAACTTATCCCTTAACTCTTGTATTGTCTTATTATATTTTTTAGTAATCTCATCGGCTTGTTTGCTGACCTCATCCATAAATGGCTCTTCCTGCAACTGCCTTACTTCAGCCATAAAATCTTTCACCTCATTAGCCAAGCCCTGATACATCTTTTTGATTTCAGCATTGGTATCGGCAGTTATCTTCTTAACTAATTCCGAGTTCTCTTTTGCTTTTAGTATTTCTATCGCCTGATTTTTCCTTAGCAACTCTTCCCTAAGCTTGTATTCTTCAATAGAGCCCTCTTTAACTAACAAAAGCCGTTGTTGTATAATCATTTTTTGCAGCTCAAGGTTATCTATCATTAACTGCTCTTCGTGTTGCCTTAACTCAATTTGCTGCTGCAAAACCTCGGACTCTTTTTTAGCCATCGCTATTGCAGTTTCGCCAGCACCACTGGCCTTTAATAAGGCTACCTTTTCTTCCGCCTCTGCTAATTTTATTTTCAATGAAACTAAGGTTTCAGTGGTCTTAATTTCAAATTCAGCTTTTTCGTTAATCACTTTAATAGCATCTTCCTCAGCCATTATCTTAGCCTTCAAAAGAAGGATTTCTTGTTCAAGGAATTTAATTCTTGGGCTTTCTTTATCTTCATCTCCCGTTGGCGCACCCTCAGAACTAATCATCACGCCTAAATCCCTTAATAGTTGCTCTGCTATGGAAAGCTCGACTTTACTTATGTCCCGATACCCCCTTTTGGTTATGTCAAATCCAGCCATAGTCTCTGGTCTTTGTAACTGAGGTGCAACTTGGGGGGAAGTAATTGCATATCGGTCAAGAAAATCTGCACCTTCAGGAGTTTTTGATATAAGCTCAAGATACGTTTTGTAAGCCTTTATCTCTTTTTCAAGATTGTTGTACCTCTCTTGCTGCTCTTCTTTAGTTAGTTTAGAGAGTGCTAAATTCTTTTCCTGAACCTTGGTTTGAATATAATTCGCCTCCTCCAATTTAAGATTTGCTTCTACTTCTGCTTTCAGTTGGATAAACTCCGCGGAAGGACCTCCAGAGAAACCCAATAGTTTTTCAAAAAAACTTAGTCTCTTTGAACTCATCAGCGCAGTCATCTTGTTAAGCATATTTTCGAGCGCACTTGTGGCATTTTTAATTGGCGCAGTATCTAAAAGAGATGCCTTGAACGCTGTATAAGCTTGACTAAGGCGATTTAATCGAGCCGACAAAGAGTTCTTCTTCCCTTCAAGTGCAGGCCCGAACTCTTCTTCCAAGACCCTAATAAACTCTGGTAATACCTCCGCGCTTAATATCTTCCCCTCCTTTTGAAGCTTACGGAAATCTTCAAAATTTTGGACAAGCTCTGGGTGTAGATTTTTGTAAGCCTTAAACATAAGCATAGCCGCACCAGGTAAAGACTCGCCCATCTGCCTATTCAACTCCTCCGCAGAAACAACGCCCTTAGACATCATCTGCTGAAGGGCATAGAAAGACCTCTGAACCTGAAGAGAGCTTGAGCCAGCAGCCCTTAATGATGACGCAAAGCTTATAAACATTTTTTCGACTTGAGTAGTAGTATATCCAGCTTGTTGTGCGGCAATACTAAATGAAGTCGCTTGCTCTAATGTTTCTTCATATTCAAGTCCAAGTTCTTTTATACTCGATGAAAGCCTTATGAAGGCGGCGTTTCCAGCACCAGTGCCGCCATATATGAAACCTAACCTTGACTCAAGTAACTCGAGCTTTGCGAGAAGTTTAATAACCTCTTCACCGAAGCTTACAATAGAGCCAACTGCAAATGCAGCAGACACATACCCCCTTAAAGCCAATAATGGCTTCATCATTGACTCAGTTGAGCTTTGAGATGCTTTTACCCTTTCTGCCTCTGCTTTTTGAGTAGCAACAACCCTTCTCCTTTCCTCTCTTTCAGTTTCCCTGGTCAGCCTTTTCTGCTCTGCCTCCCTTTGCTTTGAAGAACGAGCCTCGGAAGCCGCCCTTTCTCTTGCTGCCCTTTCTGCGGTTTGAACAGATTGCCGAGCTTTTTTAGCCTCTTCTTTTTCAAGCCTGCTAAGCTCTTTCTCCCACCATTTAACGTATTCTGCATCAGCCTTTTTCTTGGCCTCTGCCTCTCGCTGCTTAGCCTTTACTCTTTCCTCACCAAGCTTTAACCTGCGCTTTTGAGATTCGGCAGCAGCCCTGTCCATCTCTGCAAGATGAGCTAACCATAGCCTTTTGGTTTCTTGGTCGTACTTTTCTACATCCTTAGCAGTTTTTCGCCTTCTATTTACATCGTCATTGGCAAACTTCTGCCTGCGGGCATCAACATTTTTTTCATATTCAAGGACATTGGAAAAGAGCTGTTTTATTATAGACTCAGTTTCCTTAGCCCAATTTTTGTAGTTAGACTTTGGCGGTGGCGTGCTGGCAGCCTTTTTTAATGAATTTGCGGCAGTTTCGGCAGACTTAGATGCACCATCAGATGCTTTTTTAATATCTTCAAGTGCCTTTTTTGTCGTAGATTGAGATGTTGCCTTCGACATATCTTCTAAGGCCATCTTGGTGGCGAAAACAGAGCGACTGAGCGTCTCGTTTATCTTAACCAGCTCATTGAGTTTTGTTTTTAAATTCTCAACGTTTGCCGTGTACTCGATTTGTATTTTTGCCATGCTTTTCTATCGACTCAAGCTCTCGCTTTCGCCTTTCTTGGTTAAACTCAAGCAAAGTTAAAGCTTTTTCAATAGAGGATTTTGTGTAGGCATTATACATCTCTATGTTGCCATCAGAGCAGTATATTATTAACTCCCTAAATTGTTTATCTTGGTCGTAAAGTTGCCTACCGAGGGAAAATATTCCACTGTCTTGTTTAGGGCTTTGAGGCGGGCTTGTGCCATCTCCCAATATATTTCCCAGTCTTTTTCGAAAGAGCTGAAATTGGGAAAGAACTGATTCAACCCGCCTAAAACGAAAAAATCATACAACCCCTTCCCTTTGTAGTTCTTTCTAAATGTTTCAATCTTCTTCTGCTCAAATTCAGCATCCCAAACGCCAGGGTCTTGGTCCTCCCTAATGAGCATACACCCAGATAACTCCATCATAATTTCGGGGTGAAGAAGCAGCTTCTTGCGCTCTTTCATCTCGCCTATTAAAAATCCGATTTTCGATAGACCTTTCAACTTCTCCCCACTTGTCGACTCAAATAGCGCACTCTCCATCGCTTCCAAAAACTTGTCCAACTCACTTTCACTCACCATCCTCTGCAACTGCAAAACAAAGTCTTGCGCCCTGCCAAGCCTCTCAACAGGCATCTCAAAAAGGGTTTCGTAGACGTAGTACCTATGCCCCTCACAGGTGAAGGCATACTTCAACCCTTGGTTCTTCTTTGGTTTGTAAGTAGAATCCCAAACAAGCTGATTGAATTGTCTTGGAAACCACTTGTAGAGCAGTTCTGCTATCATGATAACTTTATGAAAATAAAGTTCAAAGGTATGCACATTATACACACAATCGACATTTCCACAAAGTTAAATTCAAAGCAGGGCAGTAGGGCGGTCAGAGCGTAATAGACTACCCCCCAAATAGAGGCCATACACCCGACACAGTTGTATATAGGCTTACTCCAAATGCTACATTCGGGGATTAGCCTTGCTAAAAATGCCCTGAATCTATTCAGAATCATCCCATCCTCCATTGAAATATGGGTGGCTACAATGAGTAGGCTAACTACTACGGCTCGTTCAATCAGCATAAAATAGTGTAAAGGATACGCAATCAACATCATCGCCAGTTCCTGGTTGTCCAAACTCCAAGTCGTCATCAACATTGCAGGTTTCATCAGCATGAACAGTAACCTCGTAGGTTCTATTCGGTGAGAATGTATATTGGTCAATAGCAATCGTCAGCTCACCCAATCCACTCGCAGTAACCGTTTGTTGGGTATAGCGGTTCAGTGTAAGGTCGAGGATGCGAACAAGATAGTCGGTAGCAGGTGTGAGCCCCTCAGCAACAGTTATTTCGGCACAACAAATGTCGTAAGAGCCTATGGAGGGGCAGTTGGTACATTCAATACAGCTCATAGGGAATGTGTTTATATCCGCTTTTTTTCAAGTGGTAAATATACCACTCCCCTAAGAATGTGTGGAAGGCATAGCGAACACAATCTCCGTGGTCGGCTAACTGAGTTATAATATTCCTGTTTCTTTTTACTATCGTGCCCATGGCATCGCATTTGAGCATCCTCAAGTCCCTCGAAGTGTTGGGGCAGCTCTTAGGATTCACCTTGAAGTCAGGGTAGTGCCTTAGAATGTAGTTGCACTCGGCACGGGAGTTCTCGTGCTTAGGGTTGTCCTGAACGCGGATTTGCTTCCCCGATAGTTTAAGCCCACGAGCTAACTGCTCATAGTAGTTAGCATTATCCCTCTGAGATAAATCGCCCCTCTTGCCCATAGCATCGCCCGTTATCTGACACATCGGAAGGTATGGCTCATATCTCTCCTTAATCGTGTCTATCATCTTTGGTATAGAGCCATCGGGAACGGAGAACTCATCGACTATGTGGAAGTGTTCGCCATTGTCATCCTTCCACTTGTGGGCAACAATGCCAGCAAACGGCTGTAAGTTGAAGTCGAAGGCAAATAAAATCGGCAGGTTCGGGTTGAAAAACGCGCCCTTATCCTCATGATCTTTTGGCTCAAATGCCGTGAAAAATGGGTTTTCAGGCTTTTCCTGAACCTCCCAGTCGCCCTCAACGAAACGCAGGTACTCATATTCAGGCATATTGGCCTTCAGTGAGTTTAGGTAGTCATCAGGGATGTGCGGGTTATCCGTAATCTTTGATGGAATGTATGCCCACGTTTCGGGGAGAGTGCCCTTCATCCATTGGTCGTAAACCTTCTCCTTCACCCAATTATTCGCAGGGTTGCACGTTCCCAATACTACAATAGGGGGGCGGCCTTCAGCGTTGTTCCATGAGCCCGAGCGTTCAAGCATCTTGTAAAGGGTAGCCTCCTGACACTCGTTAATCTCATCAATACCGCCTCCGTTTATCTCCAAGCCCTTAAACCTGTCCAAGTCTTTATCGGTGTCGTAGTTCTCACCCATAAAGATGAGTTCAGAGCCATTGGTGAAGGTTATTACAAGGGAAGCCTTATCGTAAGAAGATATATAGTGCCTAAGACCCTCTGCTAATAACGTATTGAACGTAACCATAGTGGTTCGCTCTAACGTTGGCCTCGAGGCACGAACTATGCACCAACGAGATTTTGGGTATTTAGAGCAAAGTGATATAAATGTGAGTAGAAGCCAGTAAGTTTTGCCTCCCCTAATCGCCCCCCCGAATAAAATAAACTGCTTCTCCCCACTTAAAGCCAATTTATAGGCTAACGTCTGCTTTGCCGTTAGTTTCATTGACTTCTTGGTTTATAACTTGTTCATAACTATGCTTCATGGTTTCTACTTCATCCTTTTCTGGTTCTGTCAGCTCTAAAACAAATGGCTTATTGTCTGCTTCTATCACCTGATTTTGAGGCTTACCATACAAATAGGCTAAGATTAGCTCAATAGCCCTCATATTTCCCTGGATGCCCATAGTTATTAGTCGAGCGACCAAGCCTTCGGCACGAGTTACACCGTTAATCTTCTTAGATAACTCGGCCTCAATCATTTTTCTTAAATCTTTTTTCTTTAGGTCGTCAACCAATACAACGTGCTTAGGGTCTATACCTTTAGTAAACCTCGTGTTTACGCTAACTTCCCGAATGTTTGGGTTGCCTCGCGTTTCTTTCTTTGGCTCTTTAGATTCCATCGGGACAAAGTTAAGTAGCAGACTCTTAAAATCGACTAAATTTTAGTAGCGTATATTTGTAACAGAATTAGGGCAATATGAGAAACATCAAATACATAGTCGTTCACTGCACGGCAACGCCTCAGATGGCTTCCGTTGAGGCTATTGTTAAGTATTGGAAAGAGCAATTAAAATGGAAATCACCTGGCTATCATAAAATTGTAAAACCAAATGGGGAGGTTATCACATTGGCTTCGGATGAAACGGTATGTAACGGGGTCGCTGGGCATAATTCTGTTTCACTTCATGTTAGTTATATCGGAGGTGTCGATTCGAGGCTTAATCCACTCGATAATAGAACGGGCGGTCAGAAGGAAGCCCTCCTCCAAGTGCTTCATAGCTGGAAAAAAAAGTACCCCACAGCAATAATCCAAGGGCATAAGGACTTTCCTGGGGTGAATAAAGCCTGCCCATCGTTTGACGCTAAAAAAGAATACGCCAATGTCGGTTAAAGATGCGTGCTATCGGAAGGTTAAAGCCTCCTACAAAGTTTTCCCATCGGCAAGGGCATCTCAGGCTATTGCTAAATGCAGAAAAGAAAGCGGTTCAGTGAGAAAGGGTGAGGCAGGTACATCATTGAAGCGGTGGGAGGCAGAGAAATGGGTGGACACACGCACAGGAAAGCCCTGCGGAGCAGGAGGGAAGAATGAATACTGCCGACCAACAAAAAAGGTGTCCAAAGACACTCCAAAAACGGCAGGAGAGATAGGAAAGAAGAAGCTGGCAGCAAAGAAAAGGGAGAAGGCTAAGGTTGGTATGGGTAAGAGGGTAAAACCCGCTTAAACGCCATTTTGTTGAGTTCAACGAAATGGCTTAGGGCCATGTTCTTTAGTCCTTAATCTCTTGCTTCAACTTCTCAACATATACGGCCGCATCCATCAACTCCTCCTGCAAGTGTTGCAACCATTCCAACAGCGTCAGGTCATCGCGCTCCATCGTTGTGCCGTACTTCTCCTTGCCCTTTTCCGCTCTTGTCCTTAATTGGGTAACAACGGCCTCGGTGATTGCTCTTGTGCGAAGTTGGGCAACAACGGCCTCGGTTACTTTGTCAGTCATTGGTGACGTGGTTGATGCGTGCCTGTGCTATTGCTACATATTCGGCCTCGCGTTCAATGCCGATGAAGCTAAAGCCTTCGAGTGCCGCCGCTTTGCCTGTGCTTCCTGAGCCCATGAACGGGTCGAGGACTACGCCTTTGGGCGGGGTAACGAGGCGGCAGAGGTAACGCATGAGGTCGGTAGGCTTGACAGTTGGGTGATTGTTGTGCCGTGGTATCCATCGGCCATAGGGGTTTCCGTCTTCGCCAGCCGCAGCTTTTTCGGCATGGTTAGGGCGGAACTCTGATGAGGCCGTTGGCTTGCGCTCGGTATGCTCACACCCCGCATCCCTATCCGCTTTGCTCGCCTTGGCGCAGTAGAAGAAGCGGGCGGCTGAACCTGAATCGCCATAAGTTTCTGAAAGTGGATGCTCCTTATCAAACTTTCCGTAAATACCATTTGGGCTGCCGTTTGTTGTTCGTGTATGTTGTGGCACCATCTTCCCGCTTTTCGTCATAGGAAACAACCCCACCACTTCCTCGCTGCCATCATGGATGAAGTTTGCAGGCCAGCGGCCTTGGGTTGCCGCCATCGGCTCTCTTAAGTTGGCCGCAAGGCTTTCTCGCCCGTGCCAACCACTACCGCCCCGCCCATTCGGATATGCCCATCCAGCATCAGTCCCCACCCTTCCCCCATCCACATTTATCGCCCCCGTTCCGTATTGCAGGACATTCTCCGCAACAGTGCCAATTAGCGGCTTTCGTGCTACGGTGATAGGCTCAAGGGCAGGCTTGAGTGCAGTACCCCAGCCTTGCCATTGCTTTGCGGCATCGGTGGCGGGAGCGGTGATGTCCATTGTGGTTTTGTTTTCAGCCCACGGGCGCACCCATCCCTCGTTACAGCCGCTTGATGCGCTTGGCGTTTTCTTTACAGTGCCCACCACCTCCCGCTCGGCTCCTGCTGCCTTATCAATCGCCTTGCTCACATCGTGCGACTTCGGGAATCCCGACCCGTACACCCACGCAATCATATCACGAATCTCAAAGCCTGCATCCTCAATCCTTACCGCCATTCTATGCTGTGTCCTCGTGCCAGCAAACGCCAGTAGATGCCCACCTGGTTTTAACACCCGAAGGCACTCCGCCCACACCTCAACGCTCGGCACGTCATAGTCCCACTTCTTGCCCATGAACGACAGGCCATACGGCGGGTCGGTAACAACAGCGTCAACGCTGCAATCAGGCATAGACCGCAAGACCTCAATGCAATCTCCGTGTATTAGTTCAGTCATTAAGACTTCGACTTAGAGTAGATAGACCATACGATAGCAATAGAGGCTAATACCGCGCCAGTGAGTTCCTGCACCTGGTCGTCAGAAGCCCAGCCCTTAGTAGCTAAAACAGCACCGAAGGCAGAGAAAAGGTGTCTAACCACACCAAGCCATTGTTCAAGAGTTAAGTTTTTCATGAGTTTGTTGTTTAATAGTCAAATGTAGGGATTATGCGCTTAAAAAAAAATAGGGGGTATGCGCTCCCCCTATTCTCTAAACACCTAAACTCTCACAACCCAAGTGAGACTACGCACAAATATACAGCTATTTCTTTCTCGAAAAACTTTTATACATATTTATTCTTTTATTTTCGTTTTGCTCGGCATTTAGGTATTCAGCCATCCGAGCCTTCAGATTGGATGCAAGCTCCTGTGCAATCACAGGTTCGTTTATGAGCTGCCTAATCCTCTTGTACCATAAAGAGTGCTTATGCTCAGGGATGAGAAATCCGTGAACACCATCCTCAATACAGTCAGCATACATCGGTATGTCAGATGCAATAATAGCCTTCCCCATAATAGCAGCCTCAGATATTTTGAGTTCAGACTTATATGAGTTGAACTTAGTGTTCCTTAAAGGTGCTAACGAAACATCAACGAAGTTGTAACCACCAATGTAAGAATATATGTCGGCAGCAGCTATCCTCTTGTAATTTATGTTATAGAGGTTAGAGCTAAAAATATTCTCATAGGCTTTATAAACAGGATTATCGTTCCATCCTGCAAGGTACAGGTTGTATCTTCCATCGAGGCTCTGGTCATGGGCAAGCTTACCCATAGATATTCGGAGTATCTCGACATCTTCCTCGTGCTGAGCAGCCCCGAAGTAGCCTATCGAAAAAAGGGGTTTATCAACGGTCTTATGATGAAACTGCTCGAAGAGATGAGGGTAGGGGATATTAGGCAGTATTTCAACGTTTTTATTCAATTTAAGACACTCTTTTGCCAAATAGGTAGTTGTGGCAATAACGGCATCAGAATGTCTTATATGCGCTGCTACGAGCTGAGGCAGATTGTTGTCTAAATAGTGCCTATAAAAGCTATGCCCAGTTCCTAAATGCCAGTAGTCGTCAATATCGAGTATAACGCCAGCGCCAAAGGACTTCATTAGGGCAAGTCGAGTTTTCATCTCGTCTATATTCGAAGCAAAACTCCTCGAAACAATAAAAAGGTCTATAATGGAAAGCTCCTGCGTAGTTAAAAGGTCTACATTATCGGTAGAAACCACCGAAATATTAGGGAAAACCTCAATCATACGAGTATGAGGCATCTCTAACCTATAAAATGCCGAACCCGTGTTGGCAGAAGTATAAAGTAAACATACAACCATGAGCCAAAAATAGCACCTCAACAAAAAAAAACGAACACATTAAACTATTCATATGCAAAACCCCCTGATATTCAGTGAGTTATGGATATGTATTATTTTATTCGCGGTACTACTGTAAAAAAATGGCTGAGCTGTTCATATAATATATATATTATATATATACTGTTTATGCAATATATATCCTATACAATATATGTTTCAGATTATCAATATATGTTTCAGATATACAACATATGTTTCAGATATACAACATATGTTTCAGAATTATCAACATATATTGCTAATTCTGAAGTATAGAAAAAAGAATATAAATATTCTTTTTTCTTTTTGGTTCTTTTTCTTTTTTCTTTTGCAAAT